ATCGGAGCGATTCTTCATTCCTGACATGCGGGCTAGAACTGCATTCGGCGTGGGATACTCGTCAGGTCTGACTGAGTTGAAGCGGGGAGAGATTGGTGGCGATGACACACATCTACTTGCATCAAACGAGATTCCCGATCACGGAAACTACCTGTATACAACAGAGTCAACCTTGCCAGGTGCCATACAGCGAACCGCAATCGCGGCTGCACAAAGAACAGTAGATGTTGCTCAAACAATTTCGTATGAAGCAGGATTCACGGCAGACAATGAGCCAATCTCTTTGATGCCGCCATATGTGGCTACGAACTGGATCATTCGACATCGTCAATTCCAAGGACCTGGGATTGAAATTGGCCCTCCTGGCCCTCAGGGCGCAACTGGTGCAACTGGTGCAAAGGGTGAAACTGGAGAACAGGGGGAGCAGGGAGAACAAGGGGAACAAGGGGAACGGGGCGATAATGGTTCGAACGGCGCGGATGGCGCACCAGGAGAACGAGGTTCGGATGGCGCACCTGGCGCGAATTGCGAATGTCAATTTGTAGGCGGTGATTTGCCAAAATCTATTTGGTTGGCACCTGAATCTCTTTACAAGAACGGCATCGTCGGCAATCCCGCGAGGACTTTCTTGTCACAGAATCTGTCGATGGATCCACTCTATCCAACAGATTTTGCATACGCAATGTCCGTCTTCTCTGCAAATAACATTGCTCCAACAACTGATGCACCTTTCTATTACAGAGATCCGACCGACTCTGTGAATGAAAGCACCTTCCCATATGCAAGATTCACGAAACCACTTACCGTTTCCCCGAATCCAAATGTCAAGATCAATCGATCCACGGTATACAACCTGTCCGTGATCAACGACTCTGCTTCGGCATTTGCAACACCGTTTGATATCATCTTGACTCGCGGTGTCTATACCCTCAATCAGCCGTGGTTCAACTATATTGACCGCGATCTTTACATTCGGGCAGAACAGGGAAGTCTTGTTACACAGACTGTTCAGGGAATCACATTCTTTCCGCTGTACACCGCATTAGGAGCAACAGATACAACAAGGTTTGCTCTTCAAGTAAACATCGGAACCGCGCAGAGCATGATTGCGGCAACGGGAAGTGCAGTTCGCTTCCTTCCACCACTAGCCCTTGTTGGCGGTCTGACAAATTCCAACGGCATATCATCGGGATTCGATGGAATTACAAGTGGCACAGGCGGTCTGATGAACATGATCGTCGGTGGACACGAAGTCGTTGGAATCAGCGGACAGTATTTCACTATGCATGTCAAGAACGAAGGTTCAATGACATTCGGCAATCTACTGAATCAGACATTCACCAACTACATCAATTCGGTCGATGTCTATGGCGTGACGATTCACACAACATCCTCAAACGGTGCTGTGTTCTCGGGAAGAAACACGCGGACATACATTGGCGATTGGGCAGTTGGCGGGACAGATGGTGATGGTATTGCGTTTATCAATCACTCCACTACAGCAGCGATGACCGATGCTTCCTTGGCATCATTCATTACGGGTGGGGCATACAGCAACGCAATCGGATTGCAGACTGATGGTGGTACGATTCGGGCTAGGGACTCCATGTTCCTGAACTATCCAGTTGCAGCGCATGCCACGAATGGTGGAACCATCGTTCTGAAGCATTGCACGGTGTCGGATTCTTACTATGGTCTTGCTGCCGACAGCGGGGCGAATGCGGAGGCAGCGGGTGCAATCTTCTCTCGCAATTCGTTCCCTGTGATCACCGACAATGGCGGTACGATCAACATCACCCGTGATTTGGACAAGATCGGCAAGACACACATCAAGGGCAATCGTGCCCCAACCACGGTAATGAATGGTAGTGTTGTCATGGGCGATACCGACATCATCGGACCTGGTATCCTTGCAGTCAACGCAAATGTAAGAATCAAGGATTTCGTCCGCATTCTTTCAGATGTTGGTGCTAGCAAGGGTGGTGGGACAACAGGAATCGGACAGGGAACAGAGGAAAACAAGTTTGCAGTACTTGCGATTAATTCGAATGTCTCTAGTCCCGACTTGCTCTCTACCACAGCCCTTTCAAAGGGCAAAACAGGCACCGACTTCGTAACAGGAGTCCGAACATCTCGCTTCATTGGTACAGGTCGTGTTCAGGGAATCAACTCCAAGATCGTTATGACAGTCAGTCAGACGAATTTGAGTGTAATAGTTGATACAGCCACATCCGATGAAGTAATCAAGGGAAATTCGGTACAACTTCCGTTCTAATCAATGTTCAAACACGACAAGGACAACATCTATCTGAACGGTCTCAAGGTTCCCCTTGAACTGTTCAAGCGTTTGGAACCCGCATATCAGCATCCAAACGGTCTGATTGTGATGTTTTACGATGGAAAGCGCAGACATTACAGAACCGAGAACAACTCTTGGACTATGGTTGGAGTGTGGGAAGATGGGGAGAGATACCTTTCCCGCATAGACGATTTCTTCAGACTGCTTGTCGAAGTCACCAAGGAGAATCAAGAGGTGGCGGCTGCTGTGGAAGCAGCCAAGAAAGAGTCCATGCCCGAACCCGACATAAAGGCTAAATATCCTGTGGAGGAAACGCCAAATGTCGAGTTGCAGCAGCGGACTGATCTCAACGAGAGCGGAACTAAGAGAGTACGCACTACGCGCAAACGGTCACCCCGTAGTTGAAATCAACATCGCGGATGAACAGTTGGAGGATCGTCTCAACGATGCTCTCCAATTTTTCTCCGAATATCACTTTGATGGGGTTGAAAAGGTCTACCTGAAGTACAAGTTGTCCCAAACGGACATTAACAACGGGTATATTTCCTTTACAGCGGACAATGTTCAGTCGGAGACGGCTGATGGGTCGGGCTTTGAGGATAACGAGGCTATTCAGAATAGCCAAGACCCCGAATGCCCCGAGAATGTTCTTTTAGAGAACCTGATCGTCAGCGTCACCCGCATCTTCCCATTCACCCAACAGTCGGTGGGCATGTTCGATGTGCGGTACCAGTACGCACTAAACGATCTTTATACCTTCGGCACCATTGACTTGGTACAGTATGACATGACGCAGCAATACTTACAGTTGCTTCGTCAGTTCCTGTCGCCCGACAAGAGCATTCGCTTTAATCGCGTTGCGAACAAGTTGTACTTGGACAGCGACAGACGGCAGTTGAACGCGGGTATGTACCTGATCATCGAAGCGTATCGCATCCTTGATCCTCGCGTCTATCCCGAAGTATACAACGACCGCTTGCTGAAGAAGTATTTGGTTGCATTGGTTCGTTGGCAATGGGGAGTCAACCTCTCTAAGTACAACGGTATCAAGTTGCCTGGTGACATCACTCTTGATGGTCAGTCCATGATGAAAGACTCATGGCAGCAAAAAGAAGACATTGAGAAAGAAATCATCCTGAAGGGCGAATTGCCCGTCGATTTCATCATGGGATAAGGAATAAGAATGGCACTCAATCCGTACATCCGTGTCAACACAAAGACATATCAGCCCGAGCAGAATCTTGTAGAAGACCTCACGGTAGAGGCAATCAAGATCTATGGGCAGGAGATGTACTACATTCCCCGCGAGATGGTAACGCGGGACGATCTGTTTGGAGAGTCGCAGTATTCGCGGTTCACCAACTTCAAGATGATCGAAATGTACATGGATACGACTACAGCATTTGAAGGAGGCGATACCTTTACCAAGTTTGGCTTTGAGATCCGCGATAGCGTAAAGTTCACAGTCTCCAAGAAGCGTTTTAAGCGCGAAACAGGCATGGATAGACCCTTGGAAGGAGACTTGCTCTACCTTCCGATCAGCAAGGGTTTGTTTGAGGTGAAGTTCGTGGAGCATGAGAATCCCTTCTATCAGTTGGGCAAACTCTACTCCTATCAATTGACATGCGAACTCTTCCAGTATTCCGAAGAGGACTTCAATACTGGAGTTCCCGAACTCGACGCAATCAACGACGAGACGGGATTCAAAGTCAACCTCAACCTTGGGGGGATCTATGGAACAGGATCTTTTGCAGAAGGCGACAGCGTTTATCAATACGCGAATGGATCAATTACAGGTTCAACTGCGGGAGCGTCTGCGAGGGCGGTGGTCTACTCGTATGAGCCTAGTGTCACTCCGCTCCGAATATCTCTATCCAATGTTGTTGGTACTTGGATCGAAGAAACGGAAAAGGGAGCAACCGCCTACATAGCCAAAGCGGGTGTCAACCTATATGCCCCGATTGTCTCCAAGGATGACACGATGGGTATCCTTGACGAAGCCAAGAACGAAGAGATCGAAACCGAAGCGGATTCCGTCTTCAACTTCGATGAATCCAACCCATTCGGAGATCCATGATCGATGCTTGAGTATTACTATCACGGTACCGTCCGAAAGGTAGTGGTTGGCTTTGCCTCACTATTCAACAATGTGCATCTCGTTCGCAACGATGCGAGTGGAAACGAGAAGGAGCGCATTCGTGTTCCTATCGCATACGGGCCGCAGCAGAAGTTCCTCAAGCGTCTTGATCGCATCGGAACAGACTTCGATCAACAGCAAGTGCGTTTGGAGACATATCTGCCGCGCATGGCGTTTGAGATCTCGTCGCTTGCCTATGACTCCTCGCGCAAGTTGAACAGCGTACAACAGACTGTTGGATACAACGCGGGAGATCGGGGATCGCTCAAGAAGCGGTGGGAGCGCGTTCCATACAACATGAACATGACTCTCAGCGCAATGACGAAGAGCATGGATGATTGCTTGCAGATTGTCGAGCAGATTCTTCCATACTTCACCCCCGAATATGTCTTCACGATCAAGGCAATCGACGGAATGGACATCGATGTGGATGTTCCAATTGTCCTGTCTTCAGTCGCATTGACAGAAGGTGATGATGGGTCTTATGGTGATTATTCACAGCGCAAGGTCAACTTTGCAACGATTCAGTTCATTGCCAAGATGTATCTGTATGGGCCTGTCAAGGAAGCCCCACTCATCCTCAACACGAATGTCAACATTTTCGATACAAAGGACTTCTCTCCAAGCACGACATCTACTGCGGCTTTCAAGCCATATGCAGACATTGGGGTATCCGCTGCGGCAGGAATTACTGCGGGTGGTTATGCACCGTCCCTGACGGCAGGATGGACGGGTGCGGGGGCTACACATGCAAGTGTCAGTATTCGTGAGTATCCCCCGACAGCATGGGGAACATAATGACAGGAGGAGCCGTGAGCAACATCGACATGAACATCGCAAAGACTTTGGGAATCGAAACAAATCCCGAGCCAACTGAAATAGTCCCCGTCAAGGCAATTTCGGTAGACCATCAATACAATCCCACCGATGCAGACAGAGATTATGACGAGGTTCGTCGCAACCTGAAATGCATCATCGAAAAGTCTCAGGAAGCAATCGAAGGGATCAGCGAGTTGGCACAGGACAGCCAACAGCCTCGCGCATACGAGGTCATTGCCCAACTGATTCAATCCTCTCTTGAAGCCAACAATCGACTGATGGATCTTCATCGTCGCATGAAGGACATCAAGAAAGAAGAGAAGGGCAAGACAACCACGGTTACAAACAACTCAATCTATGTCGGAAGCACAGCCGACTTGCAGAAGATGATTCGGGAGCAGAAGAAAGCCCTCGACAGAGGTGATATCGTAGATGAGCAATGATCATGAAACATACCTAGGCAACCCGCTTCTCAAGGGTGCTTATGTAAAGCAAGAATTCACGAAAGAGCAGTTGGAGGAGTACATCAAATGCTCCGAAGACCCGATCTATTTCATTGAGACATACATCAAGGTCGTGACCATCGATGACGGTCTGATGCCCTTCAAGTTGTATGACTTTCAGAAAGATATAGCCCGTTCGGTATTCGACAATCGATTCACCATTTGCAAGATCCCCCGTCAGAGTGGAAAGACGGCAACATTGGTGGCTTGCATTCTCCACATGGTGTTGTTCAACCCGACATACAAAGCCGCCATTCTCGCAAACAAACTGAAGACCGCCACGGAAATCATGGATCGGTTCAAGATTGCGTATGAGAACCTTCCGAAGTGGTTGCAGCAAGGCATCATCGAATGGAACAAGACGAGTATTACATTGGAGAACGGTTCGAAGGTCATTTGCTCATCCACATCATCAAGTGCAGTTCGTGGTTCGTCATACAACTTCTTGATGCTTGACGAGTTTGCATTCGTCCCTGAGCAGATTGCGGAAGAGTTCTTCACATCCGTATACCCAACGATCACTTCAGGTAAGACATCAAAGACCGTAATCGTTTCCACGCCCAACGGATTGAATCTGTTCTATAAGATGTGGCAGAACGCCAAGAACGGCAAATCCGAATTCGTGCCCGTTGAGGCACATTGGTGGCAAGTCCCAGGGCGTGATGACAAGTTCAAGGAAACGACGATTAAGAACACATCGGAGCGGCAATGGTACTCCGAATACGAATGTCAGTTCCTTGGTTCGCAGGAAACTCTTATTAAGGCATCCAAGATCGCTTCCTTGGCATTCCAAACTCCTCTAATGGAAACAGAGGATGGCTTGGCAATCTACGAACATCCCGTCAAGGGACACATCTACACAGGCTTGGTTGACACCAGTAGAGCAATTGGACAGGACTACAACGCTATGGTGGTCTTGGATGTCACCGCTATGCCTTACAGAGTGGTTGCAAAGTATCGAAACAATACTATTCCAATCCCAGTATTTCCAAACCTGATCAAGACAATCATGGACAAATACAACGAAGGTTATATCATGGTTGAGATCAACGATACGGGGCAACAGGTGGCAGACATCCTGAAGGATGAACTGGAGTATGAAAACCTTGTTACAATCTCCATCAAGGGCAAGAAGGGTCAAAAGGTCGGTGAGGGCTTCGGTGGAGGAAGGACATACAACGGCATCAAGATGAGCAGCCAAGTCAAGAAGGCGGGATGCTCGGTGATCAAGGAGATGATCGAAGGCGACAAATTGATAGTAAATGATTTCGATATCATTTCTGAGATCAGTACCTACATCACCAAGGCAGGGTCTTACGAGGCTACGGACGGCTATCACGACGATCTGATGGCTTGCTTGGTCATGTTTGGATGGTTGACCACCCAAGAGTACTTCAAGGACTTGGTCAACCTAGATGTCCGCAAGAGACTATTTGAGGAAAAACTCAAGAAACTGGAGGAGGATCTGACTCCTTTCGGCTTCCTAGACAGCGTCGATGATGAAATGGACGAAGCGGCAAGGATGCTTGCTAGCGAATCTACGCAGAAACCTAAACAATCAAGACGGGATAGATCATGGATAGACGATGCAGAAGAAATCATGTGACGCTAGGGTGAAATGGTCAAACGAATAAATACCCCCGTCTATCAAACCAATCCAAGGAGACTGAGATGGCATTCCAACTTTCCCCAGGCGTGAATGTA